CCCCTAATAATTTCTTGATTAGCCATGCTTTCTTAAACACGGAAAAGGTAATTGGGTTAGGTATGTTAGGGCATACCTTGTCAATACTTTTTTCAATACTTGAGTAAAGGAAGTAACTTACTTCTACCCAACTATCAGCGCTTAGGTAATCCTTTAGCTTTTTCATTGTGTTTTGGAAATTGAACCAATTATAGTCAATGCAATCCTGTTTGAACCTAAAACGGTACTGAACTAAAAAGAAATGACTGACTTGCTTTAGCGTTACCTCTTCAAACTGTTTTTCGTTCAAGTAGTTAGCTAGTTGATTACCGACGAACAGATAATCTTGATCTCGTTGCGGCAAAGAACTAGCCGACTTCCCGAACAGTCCTCTAGTCGTATTTTTAATTTCCTTTAGGATTAAACTAGAATTTTGGTTGTCCATTGTACGCGATTTTATACGCTCTCTGCTCATGTAATTCTCCTCGTAATGGTATTTTCCGTCTTTCACGTTAAACGTGAAAATAGGTACGAAATATTAAGAATTTTTGCGCGATTTAGATGACTTCTTCTTAGACTTCTTAAACCGCAGGGTATAGGACACGGATTCCACAATAGCAGGCTTCACTACTTCTGCGTCAAGTTGCTTGTTATAAATTAAGTCTTCTAATAAATCTTCGTTGATTGTTGGCTTCATTACAATGAGATTTTGAAGAGCTTCCTTGTCACTACCCTTTGCGTCCTTGATGAGATCTTGGATAATACTCACGAGCATAGTTTCGTCCATTGATGACTTAGTTGTAGATGAACAGGTGACTTGCCATCCGTCAGCTTCTGCGGACTCGATGTCTTCTGTAAGCATGTACTGTTTAATTAGTTCCTTGTCATCTTTGACGGCCTTGTTGAGGATCCCAAGTTCGTAGTTATTTTGCGCTAGTTCTGGGAGTAGCTCAAGGAACTCTTTTTCACTTTTAATTTCACTCATTAGAATTTCTCCTTCATTAAATCATTGAGGTCTGTGTCTACGGCCTCCTCCATCGCCTTTTTGAACTCTTTACGTTCTTTAGCAATCTGCTGACGTTCGCCCCACATATGATGGCGATTATAGAACGCTAAATCGCCGGGCATAAGGGAATCTCTAAATTTTATCAATTTAGCTACACCTTCTTCGCTCCAGTAACGTGTTCGCTTTTGATCTAAATCGTTGCGGTACTTAGGTAGTACGAACGGGAAATGAATATTATTTTCCTTTGCGTACTCTGCCGCACCGTACCATACTCGCGAGATAGTCGTCTGACTACGCTCTACCATCTTACATACTTCCGAGATTCGGTAGTATTTAACTCCATCAATTACTTTCATTCAGTAACCTCCGTATCTTCTTACATTGTTCCGGACTAGGTAACTTGTCCAGTTGAATGAACCTTTTGAGTTCCTTTTGATTACAGTTTAAGTGATCACAAAGTTCTTCCTTTGTATATCTATCTTGTAAGGAAGGGATAGCTAAACAATGATCAATAGGTGTCCAAGACTTGTCCTTACTTTCAATCTTGCGTTTAGTATCCTTCCTTAGTTCGTTATAACGTTTTCTAAAAGCCATATCTTCTCCTATTTCCGTAGCAGTATATCCAGAACGTTCGATAATTTATTTCGAAGGGGTTTACCGTCTACAATGTAGTCAGCTAGTTCTCCTTTACTTGCTACAATGTCCTCGATCGTTTCGTCCATTGTGTTCTTACAAACTAGCGTGATAATGGACACGGTAGAAGTCGCACCGATGCGGTGAGCTCGATCCTCTGCTTGATCCTTTTCACCTTTTGTCCAAGGGCTATCGAGGAAAATAACGGTCGTCGCCTTTGTTAGGGTAAAACCTGTTCCTAGTGCTCCAATAGTTCCACAGATAATAGCCGGGCGTTTGTCGTTTGTAAATTGTTCAATGACTTCGAACTTATCGTCCGTCTCACCTGTTACTAAATAACAAGGCGCAAGGGACTTTGCTTGTTTAGCAAAAGGGGTAATAATCTTTTCCCAATTACTGAACACAATAACGGATTGATCGTTCTCTATACATTCTTGAATAATTTCCAAGGCTCGTTCGAACTTTGCGGACTTAACCTTCTTAGTAGTTAATACTTCCGGGTTACCTGTCGCTTGACGCAGTCGAATAGTCTCTGCTAGTGGATTGGAACTTAACATGACCTTATCAATGTCTTCAATTAGTTTCGTTCGAACTTCGTTGTAGATTTTAGCTTGATCCTTGTTCATGTCTACATACTCGGTAGATCGAATCTTTTCAGGTAAGTCTAAAACTTGTTCCTTGGTTCGCCGAAGCATATTGTCCATGACTAAATTTTTCAATTCAGTTAAGTTTCGGTAGCCTGTTACTTGTCCAAAATTATCCTGAACGCAGTAACGTTCCTTGAACGCCGAAAATGAATGACGTTCCACTCCTAACCATTTTAAAATATTGTAGGTATCTACAGGTGAGTTCAGCAGTGGCGTACCTGTAAGGCCTATCTTGTAGAAACTGTTCAGGGAATGTAACGCCTCACCCTGCTGGCTAGTAGGGTTTTTACATTTATGAATCTCGTCTACTACGACCATACCTATATCACCTGTATTAGCCAACTCCTTCAGCGCAGAAGTAAAGGACTTGTCTCTAAGAGTTTCAATATTAGTAATAAGGAAATACTCCTTATGATCTAATAGTAGATCCTCTACACGTTTTTGAACTCCGTCAATCGTAAGGTTACCCTTGCGGTTTACCCGGCTACCGATAATATGAGCTTGCTCGTTCGAATGAATTTCAACCTCTTTAGCCCAATTCCATTTAAGGCCGGACACGCAGCAAACGATCAAACAATGATTGAACTCGTGCTTACGACTGACGGCAATGTCAATAGCTTGCTTAGTTTTACCTAATCCCTGTTCGTCACCTAAAAGGAAACAAGGGTGGTCCTTGGCATACTCAAAGCTCTCTACTTGATGTTCAAAAGGTTCCGTCTTGTAAGTAAACTCACCTGGCGTAGCTTCTACAATTCGATTTCGACTGTCAATGTAGGATTGAACATCTTTTGGAACTTCTCCAATAATCTCTAGATCCCAATACTCCAAAGCGTGTAATACATCCTGAAAATACCTAATAGGTACTTCAAAGTAATTATAGCCTCGTTCTTTGATTTTAGGAAGAGAGGAGAGTTGGGTACCTAATAACTCCTCGTCCTCCTTATCGTTTACGTCAGGGATAGAAATGTAAATACTTTTTCCTTTTTTGTGCATGCGGGATTTTTCGATTTTTAGTTCGATCAACCCTTAGCTCCTTTCACAGAATAGGCGATAAGTTCCATAGCAGTATCCAAGTCTTCTTCACGTCTAATAGTAAAGAATCCGTCAATTGGCCATCCGTATTTAGCAGGAACAATTCGATCAAGTTTAGCTTTCATTTCTTCTGGCATTGCACGGGATAGGACGTTGATCCGAATTTTTGACTTAGTTTGGAAAATCTTCACGAAGTTGTATTGGTGAGAATACTTAATGAATGATTGAGTCACTCCACGACGTGACGCAGGAAAATCATGAGCGATACGATCTTCTAATTGTTTTGTTAGAGATAGCACGGTGTCGGATTTAGGGATTCCACTATTTTGTTTTTTACGTTTTTCCCTAATTTCTACGACTTCCTTATCGTCAGTCTTATCAATAGCTTCTACAACGACGACAGTCGTGTTAGCTGGACGAGGACGACGGTTAGTGCGTTTAGCTACCTTTGGACCTGCGACAGGTTTAGGTTCTTCCTTAGGTTCCTCTTTTTCCGGAACGGACTGAACACTATACCAACGTTCAAAGGTTGCTTTGGAAACCTTAACAGTTTCTTCGCTACTAAGGTTCAATAGTTCGACCTTTTGTTCCTTCTCGTCTAAAGATAATACTTTAAACTCTTTGCGGTTGCGTTTGTTTAAAAGGACTGTACCTTTTACAAGTTCACTGAAATTTACTTTCATTTCTTTACCTCCTGGACATTGTCCATTTCTTTATTTTCTTTATTGTAACATATTACCGGGTAATAGACAACCCTTTTATTGAAAAATTTTCAAAAAAAAATCCAGGTACCTAAATACCCGAATTTTTCTGTAATTTAAGAATCACAAAGTAGATAAACAATGAACAATATAATTATACTAAAATTGAACTTATTTGTCTATAGAGTAAAATTACTGTAAAACTAAGCCTTAGCAGTAATAAGTCCATCAGGTTCAATAGTGAAGGCTTCTTTGTCCGCCATACGTCCGTCAGGAAGAAGTAAGTAGTAACCTCCATTATATGGAACGAAGGTACTTGACTTCATGTCTCCGTTGGCTGCGTCTAAATAGTACCAATTATCGTACCATTTGACCCAACCTGTAACCATTGAACCATCACGGTTGAAGTAATACCAAGATCCACCAATTTTCTTCCAGCTAGTAGCCATATAGCCACTAGAATCGAACCAGTACCAATTTCCATCAGTATGTTTCAACCATTTCTCGGCGAGCATGTAGCCTTGGTCGTCAAAGTAGAACCAAGACTTGTTCTCTTCGATGTATTCAAATTCTGCTTTTGGATAGGTACCGTTTGCACGAGCATACCAGTAACCTGTATCATCTTTTTGCCATCCACGTTTAGCTTCGACAGGCTGCGCATCTGGGTTAGTTAGACGGTAAACGTAGTAGTAAGGACGTCCAGCGTATAACCAAATGTCGTCGTGGTCATTTACCGTGATACCGTTGTAACGATAATTACAGTGAATAATATTATCGCTATCAACAAACATACCTGTATGACCTCCAGCTCCGGAAGAGTAACCACGTCGACCCCAGATAAAGATGTCGCCACGTTTAGCGTCCCATGGAGTATTTTCAGTGATTAGTTCATAACCGTTCTTAACTAACCAATCGTGCATGTACTCCGTATTTACTGCCCATCCAGCAGATGAAGCTCCTGCGCTTCTTAGAGCATAGTACATAGATGAGGAACAGTCGTAAGAATCATCTCCATCACGTTCCTCCATGCTATAATAGACTCGACCTTTTCGAGCTTCCATCCATGCGATACCTTTTTCAATGTTAACTGACATATTTAATTACCTCCGGCTTCTTTCTTAAAGTCGTTCGGGTTTAGGTGAACGACGTCTTGCCACTTTAAAATTTCGACAATACCATTTTTATGGTATTCTGTGAAGAGTTTATAGATATCTTCAGTTCCTTTAGGGATTGTAAGTGGCTTATTCACAGTAACCATAGCATAGTCACCCTCCCAACCCTCAGCTTCGTAATCAGGGATACGAAGTTTGATTTGAGATCCTGGGAAATAGGATTCACCAGGCTCACCTTCTTTAAGGTATTGGATAAGAGTTGCAAATTGGTTATCGTAAATAAATGGAGAACGCAAGTTAACGTCTAGCAAAGTAGACATCAAGTTGTACTCCTTACGGTGTTGAAGATCTTGAATAAGATACTTACCAATTTCTTCGTCAGTTTGTTGCTTCATATCTTCTGTTAAGACATAAGGATATTCGTAGCGAAAATATGGATTGTTATCCACAACCGCTACCTTAATCCCTTCTTCAGTTTCAAAGCGTTCTAGTTTAAACATAAATTAACCTCATTATCTAATGTTATCCGGCCAAGGG